TATTATTTGACTATTTGTGCTGCTTATTCCACAGTACCATTATTGTCTAATTGTGCTGTAGGTATTAACCGTCAAGGACCAGAGTGGGAGGAGATGATGAACTATGTTCGTGAACATGGTGATTCACAGATCCTTGCTGGTGATTATTCATCTTTTGATTTGAATATGCCATGTCAGATGGTGCGCGCTGCATTTGAAGTGCATATGCGTGTAGCAAAGGCTTTTGGTTATTCAGATTATGATGTTAAAATAATGTCAGGGTTAGCTGCAGATTTGTGCAACCCTGTTATTGCGTGGAATGGAACCTTATTACAATTAGGTTCGTTACATATGAGTGGTAATAATCTTACTGTTTATAACGGATCTATTGTTAATAATTTGTATTTGCGCTGTCATTATTTTGACCAAGGACACTCAGCTATTCCTTTTAGATCAAATGTTAATATTTTAGCTTATGGAGATGATATTATTGGATCCGTAAGTCCTAACATTGACAATTTTGATCACATTACATTTAGAGATTATCTTAAACGTCATGGTATGAAATTTACTATGCCCGATAAAGAATCGGAGGCTACCAAATTTATGCATATTGATAAAACTGATTTTCTTAAGTGTATTAACAGGTATGATCCGCATTTGAAAAGAAATGTGGCTCAATTATCGGAGGAATCCATTTTCAAAAGTCTTCATAGTGTGCTACAATCAAAATTCTTATCTAAGAAGGAAATTGCTGCCACAAATATTGATGGAGCGTTACGAGAATGGTTTTTCCATGGAAAAGACAAATATGAATTGAGACGTTCTCAAATGCATGAAGTTGCAAAAGAGCATGATCTCCTTGTCCATTGTAAAGAACTTAATAAATCATTTGATGATAAAGTTCAGCAATGGCGAGATACTTATGAGTCTTAAATGTCTTGACCAGTATATGTCGTTAAACTATACCGTGCCGTGTTCTAATGTCACGTAAAAGTACAAATAGTGTGTAAATATTGGTTTACCTATTGTATATATGATGTACTTATCTTGTATATAATCTGCTTATTTGCATTTGACAATGTCCTTGTACATTACCCCTATTTAGGGGCGTTTTAGTCAGACAAACAAAAGTACACACTGATATCCATTAGCCATTGGATATACGGTTTAAATAAATAGGCTGCTATGAATAATAATAATACATCTTCAGATATGATGCATTCTAGTAATGTATCAACAAATTACTCATATAGTAGGGCTCCGACTGATAAAGTCGACCCTATAGTTTCTTTTTCGAGTGCAGATAATGCATGGCGAAATGAAATTTTATCTGAAAGAGATGAAACTTTTGACGTAGGTTACCGTGCAGACGGTGATCTTGGAGCATTTTTATCTCGTCCAGTTAAAATTTTTGAAACAGATTGGCAAGTTAATGGACAATTTTCATTACGTATTGATCCTTGGACTATCTTTTTAGCTAATCCAAATGTTCTTAAACGAATTGAGAATTTCCATCTCTTGCGTGGTGATCTTGATATCAAGATCATGCTCAATGGTAATGGATTTTACTATGGGCGTGTTCTTGTTGATTATTCACCTTTGCCTGATTATCGTAGATTTGATCAATCTCCAACATTTGATCGAGAATATACGATTCAGGCTTCACAACGTCCTCATGTTTATCTTGATCCTAGTACATCTACTGGTGGTGAGATGATGGTTCCATTCTTTTTCCCGAAGAATTGGATCAATTTGACCACCGCTCAGTATGATCAATTGGGTAGATTGACATTGACGACACTTAATCCTCTTAAACAAGCAAACAGTGGTACTGGACAAGTTACCATTTCTGTATTTGCTAGTATGAAGAATGTTCAACTCACCATTCCAACAGTTAATCCTGTTGGTTCTATTACTCCACAAGGAGGTAGTGAATTTGTACATTCATCTTGTTATGGTGATGAGGATACACCGTTACATATTCCTTATGGTATTAAACCTGAGTCTGGAAAGACTAAGGCAAGTACTTCAAAAGGGAATAAGAATCAAGGGTCTTCCAAGCCTAGCGATGAATATGGTGATGGAATTATTTCCAAACCTGCTTCAATTATTGCGAAAGCCGCTGGTGCTATTACTAATGTACCAGTTATTGGAAAATATGCCCTTGCAAGTAAGTTTGCACTTGAGGGAATTGCTAATGTTGCGCGTATTTTTGGATATTCGCGACCACCCATCATTGACAATATAACTCCTGCCAAAATCCAGAGTGCTGGATATTTGGCTTACACTGACGCTGATGAGGTTGTTGCGAAATTATCGCTCGATTCTAAGCAAGAGCTTTCTATTGATCCTACAACTGTCGGTTTAGATGGTACAGATCAGATGGCTCTCTCTCATGTGTTACAAAAGGAGTCTCTTCTAACCACATTCGTGTGGGATGAAGATGCTCAGGAAGAAGATTTGCTTTATAATATGCACCTATCTCCAGCTTATTTTTATAGCGTTGGAGCTTGGGGCACAGCTACTGGCAAAGCTTCTTTCACACCTATGACCCACATCTCGCAATTATTTCGTTATTGGCGCGGTTCTATTACCGTGCGATTTCAGATTGTTGCGTCTCAGTTTCATAAAGGTCGCTTACGACTTACATATGATCCTACCACGACTAATGTGTTTTCAACTGAGAGTTATAATGTAGCGTATAACCGTATCGTTGATTTAGCTGAAGATCGTGATTTTGAGATGACTTTTAGATGGAGTCAAGATGAGGGTTGGAAAGAGGTTCCGCAATTATTTAATGCTTCTTTTTCCAGCTTTTATTCCGATACTAATTCACTATTGCCTCGTATTAACGAGAGCAATGGTATGTTTCAAGTATCAGTTCTAAACAGATTAACTACACCGAATAGTGCTGTTGATGCACCTATTCAAATTAATGTTTTTGTTAGAGCTGGTGATGACTTTGAATTAGCCGGACCATCTAGTAACTACATTCGTAGTTATGCTTACAACACTCCTCTCGCCACTAATAATCGTGGTCAGAGAATCAAACCTCAATCAGGTGTTGAAGAGGATGTTGATTGTAATGAAGTAACAGATAATGGTGCTTCAGATGCATTAGTAAATTCCCCAGAGGTAGTTGACACTCTTAATGCTGTCGGTGGAGACAGGATTTTAGAGACAGATAATACCTTGTATGTTTTTATGGGTGAACGTATTGCTTCATTAAGGCAATTGATGAAACGCTATAATTGGCACGAATCAATTCCTATTACTGGTCAACAAACTACACTTACTTATACTAGGTGGCACTTGATGAATTTCCCACAACAAAGAGGATATGCTGCTAACTCCAATACATATGATGTTAATGGAGATCCATATAATTATAAGTTTATGACTTATTTTAATTATATTTTACCAGCATATGCCGGTTGGCGTGGTGGTATTCGTAGAAAATACCAAGTGGTTACACGTGATGCATCAGCATCTGCTGGTGTAATCCGACAATCTGGAGCGATCTTGCCATCCGCCCAGACTCAATCGAGTGAGATTATGGCTACGGGTTCGGTTTCACAACATCAACAACGTTACACTCGCACCGGCTTTGCAGCCGAGGGCGGTGGATACACTTGTGATGGTGCTGTCAATCCAACAGCAGAAATCGAACTTCCTTTTTATTCTCAGTATCGTTTTGGTCATACACATAATAGTGAGACTCAAACTACTGACACCCACAGACCTACTGCAGCCTTCCATACGTTGGAAGTCTTGCAGGATGAACAAAACACTGGTAGCGCGGCTTATGCTGCGTATGTCAGATCTAGTGTTGCGGTTGGTGAGGATTTTAGTTGTTTTTGGTACCTTAATGTACCGACAATTTATTCTTACAACAACCCTAACGCTTCAACTTCTTAAATAACAAATTGGAATATACTATTATAATGTTTATATTGTAGATATTGTACACATCAAACTTTTGCAATGTAAACTAACAAATACCTTCGGGCGGCCCGAAGGTGCCACAATATGTGGTGGTACGTAAGTACATCGACGCACTTTAAGTGTGATCTGGTTTCAACCAGTCGTGTGATGTATACGTACTTCACACAATTGGGGATTTTTACAGGTCGCAACTTTAGAGTGCATCGGACCTCCTTTTGGAGTAGGCC